TATTCCATTCCAAACAATGCGTTTAGACCTGGTTCTAGCTCTTTCGCTAGTTGTGCTCTACTTATCGCCATTATCTACCTCCTACGCTAAGCCTGCACCTTTTTGACCAAAAATAGAATTTTGGATCACAACGTGCACATTGGTTGCATCTGACGAAACATCAGAATTTTCAGGGTCTTGCGAAATGTCAATACATTTTAAAGGTAAACCAGCAGTTGTAGCACCAGTTGCTACATCTAGCTCAGCACCAGAAATACCAGTAGTGGTACTGCCAGCAGTTGTATAAGCTATATCAAAGTTACCAAATAAATCAGCTATTGGAAAAGCTGCATTGCATTGAATTTCATAGATAACACTTGGGTCATCTATAATGAAAGCAATAATGTCAGAAGCATTAGTACTTGCAGGATAGAAATTACTAAATTTCTGTTCCTTAGTTGTTGGGTCAGTATACTGAACACCATTAAATACGCCTACAATAGGAACTGTACCACCATCAGCGTGTACTTCTACAGTACCACCAGTGACTTGAGCTACCATGTCACCTTGAAAGATTGATGTTCCATAATTTGCAGCGATTCTATATCGGCTTTGTCCACCAGTAAAAGGCATACCACCTATTTTACCTACAGGACGCATACCAAAAGCGGCATCTTGATTTGCCATATTAGATTCTCCTTATTAATCATCATTTAAATTTCGGTTATTCCCAAAGGAAACATTACTGCTTCTTTGAGGCTTTAATTTTGGCATGACAGGATTATTTTCTCTCATCCAATCACGATCCACAGCATCCATTTGTGTCTGTGTTTTATCTTCAAAATATTTCTTACGTTGTTCCACAATTTCTTCTGGAACCCTCGCAAGTAATAATCCACCAGTGCCTATAACCCCAGCGTTTTTACCTTCGTCAATAACAGGAGCATCAAAATCTGGATAATCTTCTGCCTTAACAAGTTCATAACCTTCACGTCTTCTTTTGTGAATATTATTTTTATCGTCATATTCCATAACGGACTCACGTATCCACCTATGTTTGTATCCTATAGGTGCTTCAGGAGCGTCTAAAGCTGAAGGCGGCTTCCAATCGTTTCTTCGCTCTGTTTTTTCACGAGATTGCGAATCTCGACTTTTTCGATCAATAGCTGACATCATTTACTCCTATTTTCTATTTTAGCCACTTCTTTTGCATATCTTTCAAGAGGTATTTTCATCTTGTTAGCAAAAGCGACTTGACCTGGCGATAATTGCACAGTTTTTTTCCGTCCAGATTTAACCTGTCCAGAGGACGTTGCAGGAGCAACGGCTTGGACGTTTTGCCGTTTTTCCTGAAATTTGTTTGGAAAGTTATCCTTCATACGCTTATCTATCTCAGCGTAATAATCATCAGATGTTGGATCAAAACCTTCAGAGCCAACTAATTGTTGATGCAAACCTTGAGCAGCACCTGTCATAACCATATCTGTTCCAAACCAAGTATTTGATTTCATCCATGTTTGCAACTTTGGATCAAGATCTTCTACTTTTGGAACTTTTTGTTGTTGTGGTTCTGGTTTTTGCTCTTGTTGTGGCTGTTGTGCATATTGCTCAGCTCTAGCTTTTTGAACTCTGATTCTTTCTTTTTCGACAGCCAATCTTGCCATGATAGATTGAGCTTCTGCCATTTTATCGGCATCACCTGCTTCATGTGCTTCCTTATATATTTTTTTAACTTGATCTTCTTGGCTTTCAACACGACTACTATATTCTTGTGTATAGCCTTTATCTAAGGTTTCTAATTGTTTTTTGAGCTTGTCGTTTTCAATTTTTTGTTGTTGTGCATATTGAACTGCAGCTTCTGCTTCTTCAAGAGCTTGTTTTCTTTTTGCTGTTAATTGATTTATTCTTTTTTTAACATTGTCAGAATAATCAGACAACTCATCAGATTTTTCTACAGCTTCTACTTCTTGAACATTTGTTCGGGTTTCTTCTTGTTCAGAAACAACTGGTATTTCGGAAGGAGATACTTCTTGTTCTACTTCTTCAACATCAACAGAAACTACTTCGCTTTCAACAGAATTTTGATTTTCTATATTCATTTTTGTTCTCCAATTTCTTTATACATAGGAAATATCACTAGGGTCAAGTATTGTTGCGATAATATTGTCATCATTTATCAATCTTACCTCTAAATTCTCAACTTTAAAGCGATTTCCAGCATATCTTCCCATAAGAACCCAACTTTTCTCAGAACACCAAGCACCTGTTGGGAATTTATTTTCATCAGTATAAGCATCTGGTCCTAATTTTACGACATACGCTGCGACTGTTGCAAAACTTTCACGATCTCGTGTCGCATCAGGAATGTAGATACCTCCTTTGGTTTGTGACTTCATGTAGTAAGGTATAACAAGTATTCTATATCCTACTGGTTGAGGAAGTCTCTCCAAGGCAGATGTTTCTAATTTAGAAGGATCTTTAGAATTTGGATTATCTTCTGTGTTTTGGAACCCTTTTTTAACTGCATCAGGTATTTCCATACTTATTGCTTGTTTTTTACGTGCATTAGCAATTCTCTCAGGCACGAATAGTTTTTTAGCCATCTTCTAGCTCTATTCCTTTCATCGCAGCTTTTATTTCTTCTTCAGCATAGGTCATGCCACGTATCTGACCTACAATGAACCGATAGTCATCCATAGATTCTATCGCACCATCAGAGAGTGTAATCATAAAGTTTTTTTTACGCTCTCGTATGTTCTTTAATAAATGTTCAGCTAGTTTTATTCCGTCCACTTTGTTTCCTTATAGATTCTTTACCTTTTTTGAAAATACTAGCAACTTGAGATTTACCCATTACTTTTGCTCTTTGTTCTCCAACTGTGAGGATTTGAATTTTTCTTGCATAAGGTTTATTGATCTTTTTAACCTTTGCAACTGTTGTTCTTGCGTCAGATGGAGTTGCGAATTTGATTGCAACAGTATCTTTAGGGTTTTCATCCGTGTATAAACGTCTACCACTGCCTTTTGGTTTTTTACCTGTTCCTACTTTTGGGTCTTTTCTTTTTGCCATTAATAACGCTTTTCAAAGTTTTAGCTTGTGAAGCATGTAATTTAGATGCTTTGTTTAAACCCTTAATTACTTTTTTAATTTTTTTAACTGCCATTACTTACCCTTTTTATTTATCATTTGCAATCCTTGTTTACCAAACCTGTATCCAAATGAGCTGCCTATTATAATATATAACATGTTGGCAAACCAATTTGGAGTTGATTCCTCTAAAAATATAAACCCTTCTTTAACAAATGGTTGTGTCCAAGGCAAGAATGAAGCCACAAGGATTGCTCCAAAAATAAGTGACCAAAATTCGTCCTTCCAACTTTCACCCATTTGATTTGTAAGAGCCTGCTCATTTAAAAAACTAGATGTAGCTTCAGTCTCGTAAACTTTAGCTTCGGCTCTGGCTTTTGCTACTTTTACTTCTGTTTCTGCTTTAGCTTTATCAACACGTCCTTGTAACCAAGTACCAGCTAAACTAGCTATAGGCGAAATAAAATTTCCTAACATATCATAATCCTTTGTTTGGTGAAGGATACTTGCAGATTAACTATAACATAACTCATAAATTAATTTAAAAAGATTTAAATTGAGCAAGTATCCCTCATAACTTTGGTGAAGAAGGATGGCACCCCTGCGATCCTTCCTCATATATTAACATTTCCATCTTCTTCTGGCTTGTCGTATTCTTGAATTAGGGTCATTTCTTGTCTTTGCTGAACTTCTTTTTAACTGACCTAATGATCTTGCACAGTATGATTTACGTCTTTTAGCTGATGCACTACCTTTTTTTACCTTACCAGTTACAGCAGTTTTTAATTTACTGCCAGGATTTTCACGTCTGTATCTAGCGACACCTTTAGCAGTCATCCCTGCACCTTTTTTAGTAGGTCTTTTATCACCACTTTTTATGGTGTAACCTTTCATACTACCCTTTTTTGGTGCCACGTTTCTTTCTCCTTGCTGCTTCTACTCTTCTTGGCTTACCTGCTGGTTGACCTAATCTTTTCTTTTGAGCAACTCTTTTTGCTTTTTCAGAGCTTGACATTTCTCCTGAAGTTTTTGGGGTTTTAGAAGAGATCCTCTTTGAGGGGCGACAATATGGAGTACCCCGTTTTTCACCTTTGCCTCTCCCACATGCTTTCCCCGTACGGACATCTTTCCAATCCTCCTTGAACCAACGCTTTAATGCTAAACCTGACTTTGTTTTACGAACAGCCATTAGAAATTCCTAGTTCTTTTCCTTCTTGAATTTTCCACTTGACCACAACCTTTAGCTATGTAACCACCTTTATTTTTTTTAATTACATTTTTTCCATATGCTTCAGCACCAATCATCATGCCTTTATTTGGTTTTGATTTGGTATGACCCATTAGTCTGTGTAAATTAGATACAATACCAAATTTATCTAACAAAGACCCCAAACTACCTTGTTGATCTTTAGGCATTGCTGAAATAGTAGAATATTTTGTATTTTTTATTTTCTTAGAAAATTTTTTAGGACCAGCTTTAGCTTCACCACCTTTTTTCATCTTTACAACACCACCAGTAGCTTTCTTTTTAGTTGACTTACCATAATTAGCAGCACCAACTTTTCTACATTTGGCTATTGCACCTGATGCATAAGCACTTGGAAAAACTCTGTAACGTGATTTAACTTTGTGATAACAAGCGTCTTTTGGCATAACTACCCCTTTATTGTTTTAGTAATCCATAAAAATATTGCATATACAACTAAACCATATACTGTTGCAATTCCAATATCAACTAAATGTTCACGCATATGATAGATAAACTGTATACCAGCTTCAACATCACTGCTACCACCTTCAGTAACATTGATAGTTTTAGTAAAGTTTTCTACGTCACTAACTGTTTGTTCTATCATTTATTTTTACCTTGCAAATATTTAGGTGCTTCATTGTCCTTTATTTTTAGGTACTGTTTTAGGTACGCAATAAGCCTTGACCCAAATTCTACTATCCCCAGCGAGTGATTGGTCGAGGTTTTGCGATCTAATCTTTGATGCAATTCTAAGACACGAATCCAAATCACTGAAGTAGACACTTTCCTGAATCGTCCCCGATAAAAATACAACTAATAGCCATGTCATTTACCATTTTCTTTCGACCTTGTAAATGCAGTCGTTCCCATAAAAGTTGCAACAATACCCAAATTTGCCACAACATATGTTGAAAGTAAAGCCGTGACCATTTCAACTCTTGCATCTGGTATAGCTGGTGACATAACCAGTACTATTAATATAATTGATGAGATAGAAGATACCCAACAAAGCATACGCTGTTGATCTTGCATTTTATCAGAGTTTTCAAGACGTATCATATGCTCAGATCTTGCAAGTTCATCATCACTCACAATGCCATCACCATCTAAGTCAAATTGTTCGTATTGACTACCTTTTTGTAATTTTTTGCTCATTTGAAACTGTCCTTTATACTTTTTACTACGTTCTTCAACGTAAAAGGTTTTTCATTAGGTCTATATTTACATCGCATCTCTCTTGGACATTCTCCAGCACCAATCGGTACATATTCATTCCACTGCGTGTAATTAGCTCCAACATAAACACAGACCCTTGTTTTATCTTCTAATAGTTGTTTTGCTAATCGACAAGTTGTTATTCCTTTTTCTCTAGCTATTGCAACAACTACTAAAAAAGACACAATACAAAAAAATATTAAAAAATAATATAAAAAATTATACAGCATAACCATTAACCAACTTCCATAGTAATCAACCAAACCATCCAAGCAACAGCACTTGTGCCAACTAAAACAGCAATACCCATAATAGTATAGTCTCGTATCATACGTTTTTGCTCTTCACGAGCATACACAGCTTCCTGCCTTTGCCGTCTAATTCTACCCTCCTCACGGAGTAGCTCTTCGTAAGCCTGTAAGCCATAGTGACCAACTAACCAGTTTTTAAGGTCTTCACGTTGTTTTTGTATTTTCTTCTTAGCTGCAAAACTCTCCATTGCAACTTCTTGAACAGAGCCGTTAAATAATTTATCAAATGTTGAGGGATTGTTAGAGTTTTTGTGAATGTTATCTATATCAGATACAGCACCCATCCATTTTCCTAAAGTAGCTGTACAGTCTTCAAGTTCTTTACCTGATTGTACCATAGATACGAAAGTTTTATAACAAGTTGTAGCTGTGCTAACTGCGGCACCTAATGTAATTGGATCAATCATTTAAAAATACTTTGTTTGTTTTACCTTGCTTACTATTCCCCCTTTGTTAAATCTAAATTTTTTTTGTCCAGTATAAGGCTCTATCCCATAATTTTTTTTATGTTTTGCATTGTATTGACGATTTTCAGAAATTCTATCCATAGCTCTTCTCTGTGCTGGTGTCATACCAGAAAAAAGTTGTATTGATTCCTCTTTAGTTGTAAATCCTTTTCTGCGATCTGCCATTTAGAATATGCCTTTGAACTCCTTACCTGTCATTTGTGATGATGTACCACCCTTAACAAGACCACCTTGTTTTTTTCCAATAACTTGTAAAACAGTTTTTTTCATTTCTTTACCAGCTTTTCTTTTTTTACGTTTTTTTTCTTTATCAAGATAATACTTATCTAAATCATCTTTTTGTATTTTTTGTAATTTTTCTCTTTCTTCTTTAGGAAACGTCATATTGTGTAAAGATTGAATAGCATTTCCAGCCAATCTTTTAAAATTACCTTTTAAAGTACCTGTAAATTTTGTAGGGTCAACTTCACCACCTTTTTTCATAAAACCCATCTTGTTACGAACTTCAGTTGGTAATTTTTTCAAACCTTTATTACCTTCAGGAACTGCTTTTAAATTTTTCTTAACGGAACCACCTTCTTTGTAGCCCTCTCGACCTGCTGCTCCTTTACCTTTAAGTATGCCAGTTAAATAATCTATTTGATCTCTAACTGCTTGTGGTGTGTACTGATCGTCAGGTCCTAATAGTTGTAACCTTCTCGTTATTCTATCTTTTTGACGAGAAGTAACATTTTTGCCTTTGACTCCTGCTCTCATACCTTTTTGACTCATAATTACTTCTCCTTTTTTGGTCTGCCTTTTTTCTTTATCTTTGATTTTGTAACTTTAGGTGTAGCTTTTACCTCACCACTGTCAACTACTTTCTCTACTTCAGGTTCTTTTACTTCATGAAACACTGGTTCAGGAGCAACACCTTTTTTGGCGTTTCTTCTATCAACTTTTTTTTGTTTTTCTACTTGATATATTTTTTCTCTAATTGAACTAACCACTTTAATTTCTCCTATTGATGTTAGCACTCGCAATATCTCTTTGAGTTTGGATACGCTCTTCTGCAATACGTGTTTTATCATTTAACGCCTCTTCTGAAATGTCAATTCTTTGTTGGTCTACAAGTCTTTGATTTCTTTCTTTTTCTTTATCAAGTTCTTGTTTCTTATCAAACTCATCAGCTTTTCTTTCTATATCTTGTCCTCTGAGAGCAAGTTCTTGTTTTCTAATTGTAACTAACGGATCTTCAGATGCTGGAGGTGAAACAGTTTGTGCATACTTCTCTGTTAAATCTCCAATAATTTCAGCTGCTTTATTTTGAATATCATTTTGCATTTGTTGTTGCATCTGAGGATTTTGTTGCATCATCATTTGTTGTTCTGGTGGTATATTAGCCATAATCTCTTGTTGTGCCATACCTTCTGCCATCATACCAATATGTTCCTGTATATGACCTTGTAATGTCATAGCAACGGCTGCGTTTATTTGTGCAGCACTTGTTGAAAACATAGCCAAATGTGCTTCAATATGTGCCGAATGATTTTGTTGTGGGAACGCTTGTAATCGACCACCTCTTAGTGCCTCTTGATTCTCCTTTGCAGGATTAACAGGCATAGGCTGTGGAGGAGGTGGCAACATCTGGTCAATGTTCGACACACCTAGTGCCTCATACATCTTACGATACGCTTGATATAACCCTTGAGGTCCACCATGAACCTCTGGATTACTTTGAACTAACTGCAACTGTGTTTGTGCCAATGCAATTCTTTGTGACATAGAAAAGATGTTTGGGTCACTCACGGGAACTACATCTATACGATCATCAAAATCTGTTTGTTTAATTGTTGGTGGAGCACCAGCAATCATATAAGGATAAGGTGCTGGATTCATAGCAAATACTTTTGCTAATAATTTAAACTCCTGTTTTTGTGCGTAATGTAGACGTTTGTGGATAGCACTCATAACTTTTGTGCCACGTTCCATAACAGCCATTGTTGTACCAACAGGTGTTTGTCCTGACATCTCACCTATCTTTTGGTCAGCAGCAGAGGCAAAACGTCTACCAGAGTCTATCAATGTACCCAAGAGGTTATAAAGGGTGCCTGATGGCTCTTTAAACGGCAAAGGCATCAATGATTGTCTTATATCTCCACCTGCACTATCAATATCTCTAAATTCGCCTGGTGCCAAAGGTGTATCTTCATCTCGTATTCTTGCACCTCTAGCTTTGAATCCAGCAGGTAAATTACTTAACGTACCTGCATCAATAAGCTGTCTGAGTAAACTAGTTGATGCTTTTGATAAACCACCCATCATGTGTGTTAGACCAAATCCATAAAAACCTAGACCTGGCAAGAACTTATAATGAACAAAATACTGTTTCTTCATCATTAGTGGATCATTTTGGTCATAATTTCTACGAACAGCTAAAACATCTCCTGTTTTTTCTAATATGGAAACAATATATGGTAATTTTAAACCACTTGGTTCACCATCTTGATTCATATCCTCAAATCCCTCTATATCTAGGTTTGTATGAATCTCGTAAATAACTATTTCTTCTTGTTCGTTAGAATTATATATGCCGTCAGCTTTATCTATCTCTTCTTGTATATCAGAGTAATCACTAGCTCCTGTTCCATAAGAAGGTAGGTCTGTCTCCTTATAAAAACCTGATAACTGCATTTTTAAAACATCATTCTTACTCATTTTAACAACATGAGTAATACGTGATGCTGTTAGTAAATCAGTTGCTGAGTAAGGAACAACAATATCTTCGGCATGAACAAACTTACTGACAGCTCTTTGTAATAATGGATCAAAATATATTTTTTTAAATGTTGAACCTACTATTGGTAGATAAAATAACATCTGGTCAAGTTCTGGATCAAACTCTTCCATAACGTATGTTATTTCATAATTCATATAATTTTTAACACGTTCTGCTTGTGCAACGACAGCAGGATTTTCATCTCCTACAATATCAACTCTTACAGGACCTCCTGATGGCAGTAATTCTCTGTAAGCCTGTGCTTGAAACTGTGTAATACTCTCAGACAGCAATGGATGTACAATACCAGACGCACCTTCAAAAGGCTCACTTCTATCCTCATATTTAATACCAAGTAACTCAATACCAGATTTGTATATTTTTTCCCATTCTTCACGAGATGTCATGTCATCTTTGACAGAAGACATTAAATCAGTGGATATTCTACCAAGTTCATCTTCTTCTATAAATTCTGCAAGATTAGCATCAAAAGGTATATTTTCTTTTGGCATCATTTCTTCTTGTGGTAACTCACCAATCAATGCACTACCATCTTCCATCTGTGCAATGCCAGGCTGTTGTGGTAATTCTACAATATCAACAGGTGTTTCAGTAGACTCTGGTACAAGTTCTATTGGTCCGCCTGGTCCGAGTGGTTCTGCCATTAATAATACTCCCTTTTCTCTCGGTAATATTCATCATCTTCGTAATCATTTGGAGTCATGATAAACCCTCCTTGACGAAAACGCAAGATAGCTTGTGTCATACTATCAGCTAAATCGTCATGTTCGCCATTTGGAAACGCTGCACATTCTTCTACAACCTCCTCTGCAAACCTTGTGTCAGGTCGCCAAACCATGCCACTTTCAAAGACAGGTGCACAGGCGTTCATACGTGTAAACTTGTCTGCACCACGACTTGGCGTAAAAGGTGTCACTGGAATACCCATTCTCCTTAACTCATGTGTCAAAGGCGTACCTGTTGCCTTTTGTTCTATTAGAATCATATCAGGATCGTACTCTTTATACAATCTATAAGCATTATCTTTTAATTCTGGGAAATCCCAGCGTCCTCTTTCTGCATCAAGAAGTATAATCGCTTCTCCTTCTCCATCAACGGGTTCAAAGATACCCCAAGTGGTAATTGCAGAAAAATCGGCTCTTTCAGATTTACTGTATGCAGTATCATAGGATTGTATGATATAACTAACTTGTGGTGGATCATCATTCTCCCAGATGTTCCACCACTCCCTTTTGATAATCGCACCCTCTTCAGCAGTTGGGTTCTGCAAATACTGTGCGTTCCACTTACCAACGGGAATAGATGATTTAACTGCTTCTAACTCTTCTCTTTTCCAGTATTCGGGCCAAAGCACGTTGTTTGAATCTGGGAATATCGCAGGAAACTCTACAACTTCCCAATTGTCTGCTCCACCCTCTGCCTGTTTTTTAAGCACTTTAGCTGTCAGGTCACGAATACTCCATCTTGTCATAACAATAATGATAGAACCACCAGGCTGAAGTCTTTGTCTCGGACCTGAAGTATACCATTCGTAAATATTGTCTAACATTGTAGGATTAAGTGCATCTTGTTCAGAAACAGGGTCATCAATGATAAGAAGGTCAGCACCACGTCCTGCTAACGCACCACCTACACCAACAGCGTAGTATTCACCACCCTTGTTTGTAGACCAACGACCAGATGCTTTAGCATCAGACGCTAACGACACATCAGGGAATATGTCAGAGAACTCTGGTGAATCAATCAAGTTCTTAACCTTACGACCAAAACCTACAGCCAACTCAGATGTGTGTGTTGCCTGTATAATCTTACTTGTCGGCTTACGACCCATCAACCAAGCAGGAAATAAATAACTTGCAAACTCAGATTTCGTGTGTCGTGGTGGCATATTGACAATCAAACGATTTGATTTGCCATCAGCAACATTCTGTAACTTCTCTGCATATATCTTATGATGACGACCCTCAATAAATGAAGACCAAATATGCTTTACAAAATCAATAAAGTTTGTTTGATAAGTATCTCTTTTTTCTAACTCTGTAAGCCTAGAAACAATCTCACCCAACTTAGACATCTCATCATCTGTGAGATACTCTGTCGGAATGTTAAAGTTATTCTTCATTGTAAAGGTTGTCAAAAATTTTATTTACATCAAGTGTATAATCTAAATCAGACTTTGAATAATGTGTATGCTGTGATGGTCTAAAATCTGGTGCACCCGTACCTGTTTCAAACCAGGCAGGGTGCGTAACTCTAACTCTGTTATTAGGAAGTGCTACAACATTACCTGTCCATTCACCTGCATCTAGCAAATACATAACATGACTCTGCTTATGCTGTGCTGGATCATCAGCAATCTCACTCTCTGTATAATCAACAGTAAACAAATACTTAGCTGGATACATCTCACCACCTATCTTTGCTAACCACGGGCAAGGAGTGGCTCTATCCAAAGTGTACACAGCATGATGATGAGAGGAACAGTCCCAGGGTTGTGCATCATGCGTTGACATTGGTTCGGGCCACTCCTCAACTGGTATGTCTGCCATTAAACCTGTTATTGGCATCCTAGCCCACATTGCTCCCCCATGAACATTTGGACTTTTTGTTCCATCAGTTTCCGATCCTGTAAATATAACTTGAAAGCTCAAACAACGATTTGGCATAGTCGTTACGGCTATTGCCATTGCGTGTATAAACTCTCCGTGGTATTTGTCGTGATTACAGGTGTACTCCCTCCTCACCCAACACTTGAAGTGAGGTATATTACTCTGTAAATACGGCATTAGTTTTTAACTAGTTTATATCCCTTGCTTTTAGCAGCTGATCTGATCTTGGCTAATGTCATTCCACCAACGGCACCACCTTTTTTCATGCCTTTGGTCTTAACCTTGCCACCCATTTTCATGCCTTTAGCCATCATTTTACGTGGTGAAACCTTACCACCCATCTTCATGCCTTTAGCTTTAACTTTGCCACCAGCTTTATAACCCTTTTTCTTCATCATGCTATTTGCTCCTTTATTGATTTGTTGAGGGATTTTTGATCTCGATATTGTCACTGTCTATAAGAACTTAAAAAATTATCAATCGCAGAATCTAACTGATTGACAGCACCACCTTCCTGCATCTTGCTAACACCTATATTCTTAAATAAATCTCTAAAATAACTATTTGATAAAGACTCAGGGAAAACAGGTTCAAACTCTGTCGGCATCTTAAATTGTGGGATAGGTGAAATATTACCTACATCAAAGCCTGGCACTCTATCAGAAGGAACAACAACACTACTGTAATCAGGTGTAGCAGGATCAGCAACAGGTGCATCTGGAGCAGTCACCATAGGTGGTGCAGGTGTTCCAGCAGTCGGTGGCATCATACCTTGTATCATATTACGTAATCTCTGCTCTTCTTCTAGTTTTCTTTCTGCACTTTGTTGATCTTTCAATCTGTCTTTTGCTAACCTTGACTGCATACTGTCATCTTTTAAAGTCTGTTGTGTTGTGTAATATAAATCGTAAGGACTTTTACCCATAAACTCACCTATTTTATTAACAACAGGTGCAAAAGAACTTTCTTGAGATTTTAAAAACGCATCGTATACAGGTCCTGTGCTTTCAACTTCATCTTCATCTCTTCTTAAATCATCATCAGAGTCATCACGACCACTGACGTTACCACTTATGTTACTAGAAAAATTATCAGCTGCAGACTTGATTCTATCTGCTGAACCACCTCTAAAAAATCCCTGAACAATACCACCAGTGTTAAATGAATCAATACCTTGTCCTGAAGGTGCTTTGAATTGTTGATTAAATCTAGATCTTGGAAATATAAATTTTAATAATTTTTCTAATCCTGTTAATTTACGTAATTTAGGAACTTCATCTGTATTTAAATCCATCTCCCCAAATCTATCTATAAGTGGAATTACGTCAAAAACATCAACATCAGGTCCTGATGTTTTCTCACCTTCTGTAACCATTCTTGCTATTGCTTCCATTTCTTCAGGAGGAATAGTAGGTTTAGCTCTCTTCTCTGTTCCTAAATCATCTATGTCTTTTATGTATGATGCTATATCCATTAACTCTTCAGGATCATCATATTCTTCTATTCCACCATCCTCTTCACCTATCAAAGACCTCAATACATTTAATTTAGGTTTTACAAAAGGCTTTGTACGTTTTGAATACAATCCTTGTAATCCTGCATCTGGTCCTGTTTGCGTAAAATAACTGAAAGGATCAATTGGTTTCAATCTATCTTCTGTACCCAAATCATCTATGTCTCTGATCATTCTTTCTTCTGTACCTAGATCATCAATATCTCTTAACATACTTGCTACACTAGGTTTTGAAACAGGCACTTCAATGTCACTAAATTCTGGTTTTGAAACAGGAAGTTGAATTTTAGGCTTTTGAGTCGGCAATGAAATCATGGATTCTTCAGGCTCAATAGTCGTTGTTGTATAATCAGGAACACCTTTTAATGAATCATCTATAATCGCAGACTCAGGTTTATCTGCATAACCAATAAATTTTGCTACTGCATCCTCTATTGTCGGTTCTGGCTGATTTGCCTTTGCCATAGCTGCTTTCGCCATCTCATCAACCATGTCACGAGACATAATCTGTGATACCATACGTCCTTTATCCTCATCAAACACAGGTCTAGTCCTTATTTTACCAGAATCATCAGTAGAAATAACAAATCCACCCTCATTCATGTACATCGGATCAAAAACATCAACCATACCACCCATATTCATCATCATTGGTGGTTGTTGTGGCATCATCGGTGGTTGTGGAGGCTGTGGTGGCACAGTATTTGCCGACATACCCTCTAAATACCCTGTAAACTTCGCTCTTTTAATAGGATCTATATTGCTATTAAGTGAACTTGTACCAGAGGGAGCCGCTTGAGGAGCTACCCCCTTTTGCTGTGGCATGTTACCAAAAAATGGATTATTCATAGGGTACCTTAAACATGTTTTTTTAAAAAACTACACTATCTTTTTGTTTTTGACAATACCATATCAAATTCTTTTAATGTTTGGTTTAAAATTCTTCTTATGTAATCATCTTGACTGTTGTCAATCGGCTCGTCTAACGCCTTTTCTACAGCATTGCGTAGCCTTACTACTCTGTCATACTCAAATTGTGACAGGTCTTCCATCTCTTTACGTGTTTGTTGAGAGATTTGACTTAAATACCTCATTGCATACTCCATAGGTTTCGATATTGGGGTTCTTCCGTTCTCATAGTATCTATACATTCTAGCACTTATGCCTAAAATTTCAGCCATTTTCGACTGCGTTTTGCCTATTTCTTCACGTTTACTACGTAGATCAGAAGAATCCCAATCGCTGTATGCAAGTTTCTTGTTATTTTTCTGCATTTTCCCCTCTTATCTCCCTAATTAACTGTTTATCAAAACGTCTGTCTTTCGCTTTGCCAGCTTTTTTATACGACTTCTCAAGACTTCTACTCAAAGAGTGCGTTTTGTCTCGCTTGACCCTATACGTTGTGTTCATTCTTATCTTCAACTTCTCTAAGAATACCCAAAGCCATCAAATCTTCAGTAAATGACTCTGCCGAATCAAAACGAATTGGTTTACCAGAGTAAACAGTAAAGACTTCTGCCTTTGATCTAATAAACGCATCCCCTTTTGTGTTGTCGTATCTAGGAATCTTCTCCATCTCGTCAACAATACCCTCTGGAGAGTCTGCTTTAAAGCGAATTACCTCCCCACAATTTAGTTCATAATTTTTTTTCATGTCTACCTCCTTTGTTTTTATATATGAGGGTTAATTATGAAACATAGTTCCCCCTTTGTCAAGATGTTTCTGGGCGTTTGTGAAAAACCTTACTAAGTTTCGCCTAAAAAAATTTTATATATAAATGGTGTTGGTGGTATATACAGCCCGTCCCGACCCCGTTCCGTATATAACCCATAGGGTACCTGTAAAAATATACAATTGTTCGGGTTTTAAAGCCCGTGAGCTGGGTAAAAAAAAAGCTCTGATAGTTTCCTACCAGAGCCTTTGATTTTTGTGTTGTGAACTATGAACGTGTTCGTATTAAATATTCATTCCATGTTCTAAGCTCATCTGACATTGTTGATAATATATCGTAATTAGGATTATCAATTAGATTTACATTAGGCATTTCATTTGACGGGTTTGTTACAGTTTTGTTGAAACTATGCAATATCTGATACCTGCAATATATTTGACCATCACCATAAACATGATCATTAGATTGTTGAGTATGTGTAACAATTGCACCTTGTCCGTAAGTACGTCTAAGTTCTGAAATTCTTGATCTAATATTTTGATCACCTGCATTTGTGACATTCATAATTTCTTCAATAGTTGCACCTTGTCCATTGTTATGATTACGGCACATGTCATAAACTCTAGCAACAAATGATCTACCATTGTTGTGTTGTGTTGGTGTTGTTGTTTCAATTGTTCGGGTTGTTTCAGGAATAACATATGATGACCAATTACAATTATTGAAAGCATTGTTATAAATGTGCTTAATAGTTTTTGTCCAATTTAGTAGTTTTTGGGGTGACAATGTTGATGCACCTTGACGAAACTCTATAGTTTGTTTTGTTGTGTAAGGTGATACGTTGATAGCATTACGCTTGCCTAGTATTTCATCAGACCATGAACTAATATTTCTTGCACTATGAAAGTTTTCGTTATCTAAAATTCTATGGATTGGTCTATGCCAACTATCATAATCATCTGACCTCCTGCTTTCGGGCAATATTGAATTAATGTAATCTTGATTTTTTGCATAACAATAGATTACGTCTTTTATAAATTCAAATGGCATTAAATCAGATAGTTCTATACTTGATGCAATATAACCACCACGTTTACCACTCAAATCTTGATAAACTGTATTTTTCCAATGTTGCACCTGCTTTGCATTAAATTCATGTGATGTAATGTTTTTAGGTGTCTTGCAACCAACATGAATATGACCACCGCAACGTATTCTAATGTAACCACCTGCACGTTCACTGACGTCTTGAACGGGTTTAACGTATTCCTCGATTGATATTTCATCTAATATTAAAGGTGGGAAAACCACCTCGGCATCAACATTGCCTGCATCTGGAACAACATAAACCCAGTTTATGTTGGCATCAATTAAAGCACGTCTTATACTATCTACAGATATTCTAGGACCGCCACGTCTTGAACCAAGTTCCATTTCGTAACCCATGATTAAATTGTTTGTGTCTGTTTGTGTCATTTGTTTGACCTTTCGTTTGTTTAATTAATTAATATATGTCTTTTACATTTATGTTCTTTTTTATGTCAAGCCCCATATATTAAAAAAAAGTGTTTTTAGTGTATATTTAATGCATTTTTATTGTTTGCAGCATGTATTTGTGACATATATGTCACACAATTGTTCGGTATTTTTAATATAAATTTATATATTTTTGTTCCTGTTTCGTTCCTGTTTTTTATCTATTTTATACAGAGAGTATAGATATTGATATGCTCCAGCAAGTGGTGGTGTTGGATTCGTTCAGCCCGACCCGACCCGAAGTCCGACCCGAACCCCGATTCCGAACAACACCCCCGACTCTCCCGAAGAAATCCAGCCAGTTGGCATACGAACAATTGTTCGGGATGTAAGATCCAGCAGTTGCTGGACACAAAAAAAACCCCCAGCCAGTAGAGGCTGGAGGCTTTACCCGAACAATTTATCGTGTTATAGCCACCTGTGTTTGAGATTGTAACCATCACCAAACAGAGCATGACTTAGATTGTGAACTACATGGTATCCCATGTCCATTCCACACCCACGAACAACAATTGAATCATAATGTTTATTAGGCTTATAACCTAATTTCTCTATAATAGTATTAGTAAGATATAGAGGAGAGTTGTCACGAATAACAAAAAATTTAATATGTCTTGTCATTCCACTCTTGGAAACATGCAGTGTTGTCGTAAATACTGTTTCATCTTTTTTTAGTTCTACTGTCATTTTTCTAACCTTTCAAGTTAAGTTTTAATTTATCTTCCCATATTATCCCATAATATATTATAAGTCAATACACTTTTTTATTTTTTTTCTGCCGTGTCTGCTGGAATTGTTCGGGCATTGTGCTGCTGTAGGGCACATGGAACAATTGTTCGGGATGTAACAGCAGCTCAGCTGCTGCTGTTGTGCTGCTCGAACAGGCGAACAATTGTTCTGAATTGCGTGGCTGGAGCTGCCGTGCCTGGTTGAACCAGGCGAACAATTGTTCGGGTTTTTAACCTGGCAAAAGAAAAAAAACCCTGATCCGAAGAAAGTTAGCGAGGTAAACACGGATCAGGGCGTGAGAGTTTTGGAGGAAATTACTAATAGTTGTACCCCGACCCCCGATCTTTGTCAAGATATAGTATCCCGAACCCGAACCCGAAGTCCCAGATCCGAAAAACCCGAACAATTATTCGGGATGGAACACGGCTGGATCTCCCAACGTCCAGCTCCGAACAATTCTTCGGTTTCCTGAGTTGATCCAGCCTGATGTTTCTGGGAAACCCGAACAATTTGTCACACTGAACCCGATTCGTCAGGATTTTGCTCTGCGTTCCTACCCCGAAACGGGGTTTTCTGGCAAATTATCCGAATCTTCGCTATTATCGACTATCTCAACCCGAACATCTGTTTCAGGCGTTACGTTACGCATGCGACCTTCTGCCAGTTTTTTAAATTCTTCCAGTTTTTCAATGATTTGATCCCGATTAAGCCCGTTCATATCCTCGTGCATTATATGTTGTTTGTTGACCAGTAGTCCTGTCGCCTTTAATCTCAGCTCTTCAGCCCGAATGGCTTCCCCGATTTTACCATTATGCCAAGCATCATTACGCATCTTTAATAAATCCCGAACAGATTTCTCCACAGTGACCCCGAACCTTGCGTTTGCTTCCATACGCATCTCTTGGTATCTTTCCTGTACCACAGGGTTACGCAACAGCCTTACAGCATCTACCGAAGGGTTGCTATACCCAGCATCTCTTGCCGAAGCAGTTTGTGTCATGTCTTTGTACATGAAGTTATCTAAAAATTTTTGTTGTTTTGTAGTGAGTCTTTTCCAACCTGCTTTACTTTGCTCTTTCGTCAAAGTTTGACCTACCTGTGCCATACCGAACAATTCTCCATCTTTTGTCGCTACAGGTAATATACAAAATGCTACAGAAATTACAATGGTATTTTGGGGTGGGGGGTGGTGGTTACTTACCACCCCCTTATACCCCCTATAAGGGGGGAAGTAGTGGTAAGTTGGTAAGTAGCAATAAAATCAATGACTTAGCACTCACAACGTAGTTACCGACTTAACTTGTAACCTATGTAAGTAAATCTCTGTAAAGTAGGCTACACAACAAATATTAACTTACTTACGATTTTACTTACCAAGTAAGTTGGTAACTTGGTAAGTAAATTAGTTATTTTATGACAATCAAATGATCTTTAGCCCATTTAGGATCGACACCAGATTTCTCTACTAATTTATCTTTTAATTTATTAGCAAAGTCATCACCAGCAGAGGCAGACCCGAACATTTCTTCGGAAACCTCGTCCCTGTTGTCACAATCCAAGCAGACCAGATTGCCATTTTCATCTTCATGTGAAACCCAATCGGGTTTAACAAGTTCTTTACATTCTATACAAATCATAATTTATCCTCCTTTCAAAAGAATAAGGTGGGGATATACCCCACCTATATTAATACCCGTAAGGGTCTGTATTGTTTTTGTCTTTATCATTTTCAGTTAATAAACGATAGCCTGCACCTTTGTATTTACGTTTAGCTTTAGGAAAAGACCATTCATGTTTATTACTCGTATAATGTGACCAACCTAGAGCATCATAGAGGTGACTTGGGTTCAAGTCAAAATTAGTATAACCCTCTAGTATCGTATGGAAGTAGCTAGATGAAGGTGGTAATATGTCCTTATTGTTATTCATCTTATAAGTCATAATATTATTGATCTTAATCTTGCCATAAAGAGTTGGATAGCCTTCATAAAAATCTAAAGCCTTCTCACAATCTTTAGTAATCTCCCACAGACCTACGGGAAGTAAATCCTCTTTATCGTAGGTTGGCACAATGTCAGCAACATGTCTAAATACCAATTTCCATTTTGGTATATACATAGAGCCCAGATGTTTTGCATCTGGACATCTACTAGACATGTTAGCCATGTTCAAGTTAGAACCATAAGCCATATATAACTTAGTCATGTTCTTAGTTGAACTCCTTGATTAACTTAGAAACCTCCCTACGTCTAATGTTTTCGTAGGCTCGTAAGTCTTTCTTAGGCATTGGCACATCAGCATACCCGTAAATAAACTCTTCTTTTAATTTACGCATATTGCGTCTGTCTTTTTTATTCATATCTTTAACGTACATAATATACCT